GGTAGTGATAATGCTGCGTCAGTAGCACCTGTTCCGGTAGAATAATTTGTAGTTGCCGTAGCCACACCAAAGATAGATGCGTCTATAGCCTTAACCATTGCCATTCCCATTCCCACACCAATTTGCTCTGCAAGATTACCAGTTGCAGAAGCGGCCGCAAGATCAGAAGGGCCGACATAGACAGAACGCCGTGCGACTGTCAAAGTCGCCATTGCCAAATCCATCTCATGCGAAGCAGGTGCGGATGTTTCACCAACACCAGTAGATGCTGAGACTTCTGTAAAAATAGGATACTCGGTTGTGGTACCTGGTATCCCGGTAATATCACGATAATCAACTAATTGTCTTCCAAGAGACATATCTTGATAGATATAGTCAACCGCAAAAGTTATTTCAGGAATAAGTTCAGCAACGGAGGTAGAAGTTGTATATGCTGCCATTGTTTATTATCCTTTCGCCTTGTTGTAAAGTGCGGCAGCCTGTCTGTAGGTAAATGATGATGGCCCGTGTTCAACACGAATCTTCATTAATTCCTCAGCCGTTGGCACAGGCTTACCGTCAATAAAATTTTTACCTGTATCCGGTGGGGTTTTAGAAGCACTCTTAGACCTTAATTTATCAACCATTACCATGCGCTTATCTAACGGTAATTCATTGATTAAATCTTTGTCTTCGTCTGAAAATTCTTTCATAGCCTCATCGATTTTTGCCGTCTCTCGACGTTCCCACTCATCGCGCCAATCTTTATAAACTGAAAGATCGGCAATTTGACTGTCTTTTTCTTCGAGCTGTTTTTTCAACTTCTCGGATTCAGTCATTTCTTTTTCTTCACGTTCCTTTTTTTCCTGGCGAACTTTTTCCAGCTCTGACTTTATGTCATCATAGTCTGAATATTTCTCACGCTCTTTCGAAAGTCTCCGTGAGATAACCGCATCGAAATCCTCCTGGCTATTAAATACTACTTTCCCCGGTTTGGTCTCTTCGGTTTGAGTGGTTTCAGTTTTTTGCTCTTCAGCCATTACCATCTCCTATAACATTTATTATAAAATATAACATTTTTTATACTTTGTCAACTACCGATTGTTATATTTACATCTTTTAACTTTGTTCTAAATTGTTTCATCATATCCTTTTCTAATAGTTTTACAAGAAATTTCTTTTCACGATTTGGCACATCGTCGATAATATTACGCCCCATATTTTTATTGTACTCAACCTTGTCAGCTTCTTCACCAGTCCAACCTATAACATAACTTTTGTGGTCATATCTTTTGCGCTGTAAGTTTTTAAGCATCATACCCGTAACCGTTAAATCAGGTGGGTGCATCCTGGTAGACTTAATACTTTTCCCGGCCATTGATGGGATACGCTTACCCGTACGCTTTGACTTGAACCTTGATGCTTTATATTCTACATAACTTGGATCGTAAGGTTTAAACGTATGGCCCTTATAATCCATACTAAGTTTTTGTACACGGTTTTGCATAAACGGTATATGATTAACGGCTAACTTCGCCATCATAGACTTAGGGAATACTTTTATTTTATGCCAGCCCATTTTATCTCTTGGCATAATACGCCTTTACTTGTTTCTTTGTCATCACCTTACCTGTCGGTGATTTATATTTTCCCTTATTCTTACCCTTTGCTATTTTCTTAAATGGCATACTCTTACCTATTATTATACCCTGATATGTTATCGTCACAATTCTTTCTTTTCTCTATTTTTATCTTCACGAACGGCATTTACTTTTTCCTTCTCTTTTTTACCCTTGTTTCTAATCGCTGCTATTGAGTGTAATACTGCCATCTTCTATCTCCTTTTTAATTAATATAAAAGCCATACTTTTTAAATCATCGTCGTTTAAATATGCTAATTTGAAATCACCATTATAAATAAATCTGTAATCTGTCAACGGGTTACCATTCCCACACTCTTTATAACTATCCCTGTTTAAAAATATAAAGTATTCTTTCGGGAATAATCTTGCATGTCCCGGATCACCCCATGCCCAAATGCCGAAAACTGCCGGGACAACTCCATAAAACCTCCCCTCTGGTTTTAATATTCTGTAATACTCATTAAACTCATTAAAGAAAAACTCATAATCGCCCTGTTGTGCTAAATGCTCAAGTATATGATATGCGTGTATTTCATCAAATTCATTGTCTTCAAATGGTAACGGATGAACTCGTAAGTCCCAAACCACGTCGGGATTCACCTCATCGTTAAAATCTAATGTAACCGTATCACCCATAAATTCATCTGTTTCACCTTCAAGCCAGACCATCTTCTTAGTACGCCTACCAGACCCCATTATCAGAGTTTTCAAATTACAAATTCCTCCTCAAAATTCTTGACAACTCTATGTTTTGTAAATCCGTTTAAATTAACTTTTAACGTTTTATTTTCTTGATGCAGTTTAACTTTCTCCTGGTTGCCGTTATATATCTTTCTAAACTCCGGTGCATAATTAGCTATTCTGTCTTCGTCACCATGAGTAATTACTTTGTATGCTTGCGGCGGCATATGAATATTCTTGATTCCCAAATTCTGACACCTTATTCTCATATCTACATCTTCCGAGCCCCAACCCTCAAAGGTCTCGTCGTATCCACCGAGTTCAAAAAACACCTTCCTCGGCAAACCAAATATATCATCAGTCCAATGCGATGACATGTATTTATTTTCTTCTAATGCTAATAAACTTTTTTGTACCATTCTCGGCCCAATATAAGTATCAGCATCTAAACAGACCAAGTACTCGCCGTTCGATAATCGATGACTTAAATTCTTAGACTTTGACATGTGAAAATATTCCGCATCTGTTTGATAATAATTAAACTCCGCCTTTTTTCTTAAAGTACCACCTTGATCTCTGTACCATAAATAAGGAAATAATTCTTCTTTAACATATTCGTCTAATTCCTCATCCTTGCCATAACTAACTAAAACAAAATCACAATCACGACCCACATCTATATTATTCTTCCAGGTCATTTTAATATGGTGCGTCCTGCCCTTAGACGCTGTACAAAAACTAACCTTCATTTAATAAATTGATTAAAGATTTTATTTCATCTTTGTTTAATTTTTTTGTTATCTTAATATATAAATTCTGCACTTTCTTCCAGTTTATTGTTCTCAATATATCCCCATATCAATTCGTAAACACCATTAAATCAAATTGTTCATAATATTTAGACACATACGCCTCTGATATTACAATTAACTCATCCGTTGATTCAGTCACATATATAAAATATAAACAGGTCATTGCTCACCTACTTGTGGCTCTGGCACTCCTTTCGCCATTGCCTCGATCTCTTCATTCAAACCCGGCACAAACGGCAACCATTCATGTCTGCAATTATACCCACCACACGTACTAAACGGTGTCTGTGAAGACTGTACGTCTATCAATCGCCATCCCGTAGCTTGACGAGGGTCGTTTAAAGTCGCCTGACATACGTCCCGTGTCTTACTATCTAAAGGCCCATCATAAAAATACAATTCAATATTAGCATTTGTGAATTGCATATACTTTACAGTTCTATCGTATATATTAGCACCCGTGAAAGCTTCGGTAACTATTCTACGCCCTACGGTTTCGACTGTCTTCTCCAAATCGGATATAATCGTTGCGATCTTCTGCTCACCTATACCGTATCTTAAAGACGCATCGGTAATTGTCTTTGCTATCTCATCTGACGCCCTTAGAATATGCTGCACTTGATTCTCTTTATACAGACTTAATATTGTTGCGGTATTCTCAGGTAAAACTAAAGGTACATTTGCGGCTGCGGCAACTAACTTTGTATATTGAATAACGCCATCGTAAGAGCCTACCATCTCCTCAGATATGTTCTGAATTCCCATACCCATAAGCCACTGAGTTACTTCTTCGTTCGTATATGGCCCGCCTTTAATAAATCCGGCTATATTCGTTTTGATATTCTTGGCAACTTGTTCAAAACCTAATTCATACTTACGTTGCAGGTCATCGAAGAACTTTGCTTTGTCAGACATTAGGCTCAAACTCTACCCCTTGGTCTTCTAAATTTAACCTTGTTTCTTCTGCGGCCGTTAAACTGCCGTTTAATTTTTTATTTTCATAGAATTTGGCCAACTTTTCTGCCTCATCCAAGTCAGCGTCCATATAGTCTAACGGTGTTTTAATGTTATGAGATATATACCAATCTCTTTCATCTAATTGTTCTTTCTGATTAACCGGGAAATCTATATCAGCGAAATTCACAAGCAATACTGCATCTTCAGGTAATTTTGGTTGTATGCTGTGAAAACTTACCATCTTCGATAATACATTGTATATTTCTTTTTCCCCTATCTCTGCTATCTCCACGTCGTCTTCTCTGGCTTCAATTAAATCTATATTCTGTACCATTAAAGAAAAGCCCGACGCCGGATTACCTTCAACCGACCAATTTATAGATAAATTATACGTCCATCCTATTGTTTGAATATTAAACTTAATAGCCTCGATACATTCCATGATTTTAGGATTATAACCAAGCAAAGAAAGATCAGCATCCGGCGTGCCTAATACTAATAACTTGTTCGGCCCCGTTTCTAATGTCTTACCTTTTATATCAGATGGATTAACACCTTTAACTACTTGCTGATCGAATGCCTGGAAATGAATCATTAAATTTAAATCATTCATAGCAATGTTTATATTCTCATTGGCCGATATTAAACTAACTGCACCACTGCAATCATATTGATTCACAGGGAAATCATCTCTTAATTCAACAAACGGGATAATACCAAATGGATTCACACCATCCGGGTAATTTGGATCATACGAAACTTTTTTAGTGCCGGGAATATAGAAGAAATAAAACTCATCGCTCCAGAATACCCACCAGTCATCATTCACATTCTCCGGAGATGATAATATTTGCTTTTTAGGATAAGAATATGCAACCGGGTTTAGCGGATCGCCTTCAAGAAAGTGTGCCTCATACATTGTTTCTATAAAGAACACCCACTTATCATCCTTATAATGCGGCCTGAATAATATTTTGCCTAAAAGATTCTTGTATCGCTCGGCCTTTTTCATGGCTAAATTAAACTTCGGATTGTCTGACACCCACTGATTATATGCATCATCCTCTTGATCTTTTAGCATACGCTCTGGTGCATTCTTATATACAAGCGAAATCTTATCTATTACTTTTCTGGTAATATTATAAGAAGATATGGGAAGATCCGTAGTCTTATCTTTTTTCTTGAATCCATAATCAGTCAAATACTTGTCCTGCATCTGCCTATCTTCATAAAAGTCTAATAATTTCTCACTCAGGTTGTGATACTGCTCCTTGACCGCATCTCTTTCTTGTGCTATCGATTCTTTTATAATCTGCTCTGATAAATCCCTAAATAACATATCTACCTCTCTACTGTAAAAGCGCCTCTTTCACTAACGGGCCAATTGTAATTTATTAAATAACCAAGCGCATCCGTTATATGCTTTAGTCCTTGTTCTTCTTGTTTTTTATTTAAACGACCGTCATCCGTACGCTCAACCATATTAAAATCATTTATTGTTTTTGGGCATGTATTTGGATTGATGTAATATCTTGTAGAACCTTTAAAGGATTTAAGAAGAGAGTTAACTGCATTCACACGATCTTTCACACGTGGGTTATTTCTTGCCCTTATAGCAAACCCGGCCTTTCTTAATATCGCAAGGTCTGATTCGGTTGCGTTTGAACTTTCATGTTTACCCGTAGAATCGGGGTATATAATAACCTGTTTGGGGCTAAACCTCTCAAGCAAATGATCTCTCATTTCGAACGTATTAGAATTATTTAAATACACTTCACCAAACTGATAATATGTATCACTGATAATATGCCCCAGCGTTGCAGTCATCGGATCAACATTGAAATCCATACCCACCGAAACAACCCTGTCTTTGTCATACTCACACATCTTCAAGTTATGGTTCCCATAAGGGTAATAAGCCAAACCCTGGAATGATTCAAAAGAGCCTTCATATTCCTGTCTATATGTCTTCTCATCTAATTGCCTCTTTGCCGCCTCAATCTCTGCGGCCGGTAATACATCAGCAGAAAACCAAGAATAATATACCCATTCCCTATCGTCTGGATTTGCAGCGAAAGCCCCAACCTCTGGCCTTGTCTCAGGTAATGCACCACCGGCAGCGTATAACGCAAGCTTGTAATAGTGGTTTCTGCCTTCAGGAACACCATCCAATAACGCAAATCCATTTGTATCACTGAGTAACGGGCGTATATTTTCAGGCCAAGCGGTATCTTTAACATTCCCGATCTCTGTTATGTGACAACCATTCCACGGCTGACCCTCAATTCTTTCCGGCTTATCTAATCCGACAACATGTATCTCAGAACCATTTAACAATGTTACAAACAACTCGGTCTCATTTACAGACCTTCTGAAATACTTTGTATATGTCTTTAAATCTTTCCAGAATATTTGTTTTGCTTGCTGCCTTGTCGGCGCTCCATGGAAATATCTATGACCCTTATTTCTTAATGCTGCATATAATACTTTTCGTTTACTTATTAGTGTCTTCCTTGAGCGTCGACCAGCCGGTAAAACAATAAATCGATGTTTATCACGTTTATATCTAATCTGACTGCTCGTCAAATCTCTCAAGGGCTCCAGCAATTCTGTCAAGCTTACCTGCCATATCTTCTATGTTTTCGCCTTGCTTATTAGCATCAAACCAGTTATATCTATTACGCATCTGTAGTGCATACATACCAGTGTTCATCTTGCCCGCACCTAATCCCTTACGTCCCATCTCACGCCACCACGCCTCGGCATGTACTCTGCCTTTTTTTATGACTTGTAATAATTCTTCGTCGTCATCCATCATTCGTTGTAGTGTCCTGGGATCAAGTCCACCAAGATAAGAGCGCACCTCTACATCACATCCACCTTGCATATAAATACGTGTGATAGTTTGCTGCCAATCGTCTGGAAATTCTTTTGTTGTTTTTTTTGGTCTACTCATATATAAAAAATAACATATATTATATGATTTGTCAACAAAAATAACAATTGTTATACTTTTGTCTAAAATAAAGGGGAGCGGTTAAACTCCCCGGTTGATATCGGTACTGCTTTAAATTCATCCTCTATTTAGTCCATCAATGCTTTTTGTGCTGTTCTTGATTATTTTTACTATAAGACTAATTGAAATTACATCGTCACTCATAACATGTTTTTTTATCTTTTCCAAAGCCTCTCTCAGCCGCTGGTTCTCTTTCTGTAATGTAAGATTATGTTCTATACCTTTATTCCATCTCTCACGATCGTTTCTGATTTTATCATAAAGACTTTGTATCTCCGCTTCCAGTTCTTGTATGCGTTTTGCTTGTTTTGAAATAAGATCATTACTTCGTCTCAAACGGTCTATATCCATCTATTCCTCCAGTGCTTTTTGTAATTTGTTTATTGCATCCCACAAATTATTCATATCTTTTTCGTCCATCGTACCGTCAATAAGATATGCCATTTCACAAACTTTATTTCCAATCTCTCTCAGCCGTTGGTTTTCCGCTTCCAGTTCTTGTATGCGTTGTTCCATTCTCTCAAATTCCTCTAAATCTTCTGGAGACGTTATCTTCATCTATTCCTCCTTTAGTTAGTTAGACTTATCCAATTCCTTCAACCTTTTTTCAATTTCATCCAATCTTTTGTGTAATATAAAAAAAAAGAAAATCATCCCCCAAAAAATTCCAAGACATAAAACAAATATTCCTTCCATCTATTCCTCCAATGTGCTATTTATAGCATCATTATGAAACACAGGCTGCACATAAACATACCGCACTTGCATCGTTAACTCTGCCCTCTCCCATCCCTCACCTGTGTTGTTACTTACTCCTCATGGTTGGTGCTTTCGGGCGCATCTCATCGATTTGTTGCTGTAAATTATCAATATCCTGACGATGATTTATAAGACTTACGGCGACAAGTATCATCCATATAAAAATAAAAATAAAAAGAAATATGTCTACGATTTTATCTTTCATTATTCCTCCCCGAAATAATCTTGTATATTCTGCGGATCATACCCTGCTGCTAATAATACACGTTCGACTAATTCCATCATTTCGCTCAAGGCCACATCAGAATGATTTGTACTTACACTGTATATACCATATCCGTTGTGTATTGTGATTGTCGTCGGCTTACCTATATCTTCTATCATATCCCCTCCAGATATATCTTTATAGCTTGGTAATCATTCTTACTCTGCCGGTGTCTTGATTGCTTTAGATATTCGATGTCTCTTCTTGATGTTACCCAGTCATAGAAATCCACCGTGTCTTTATGTGCCCAATATAGATGACACGCCCGGCATAAAGCCACACCGTTTTCTAAGTCGTATCTTAAAGCATAGTTAGTACGTGGGATGATATGATGTGCCTGTACATATTTTTGGTTGCCGCATTTCTCACATTTATTGTTGGCACGCTCTTTGACCTTTTCAGACCATAATTCGTCACATTGTTTTTTTATTGTCTTTCTCACGCTTTATGCCCCAGTAGATAGTTAATATGGTTGCTATAAACCACGTCACTAATAAACCGCCGAATATTAAAACAACGATAGACATTAGTATTTCTTTAAATAGATTTTCCATTTTATTTTAATTTTTACTTTCATAATGCCCGTGACTTGTTAAATAATGTAAATACGCCGATAATAGAATAATACCAACGCCAATAAAGAACATTATATATACCATGACTTCTCCTCCTGCTTTGGCCATACCGGTTTATGGTTTTGCTTTAATATCTTCTTAACCAATCGCCAGCTACGCCATTCAAGATACTTAATATAAAGTTTCTTAATCATAATGCCACCAATTTTTTTAATTCATCGTCGCCGTTATTTAATATATATTCTTTTTTTGCTTTATACCAGTTTAGAAAATCATCGCTTTCTTTATAGTCGTTTTTTATAGCTGACTGTAACCACCTCATACTACTCAATATCGGTGCGTTTTTTTTCGTTGCATAATAATCATATAAGAATAACTTTCTCACCAAATACTCTTTTGAATTTCGTTTGTAAAGCTGTACCGCCTGACTGCCGGGGATACCACGCTGCTTTAAAAGATCAATTAATATTGTCGAATCTGACTTTATCTTGTCGTCTACTTTCTTTACGTTAATTTCTAGTTTCATATTTCAAACCTCAAAAATTTAATTAATTCTTCTCTTGTTATTTCTTTATCATCTAACCACATGCAGCCATCCTCAGGATTAGTATTCTCAAATATCAACTTATGAAATCCACAATAATTTATATCGTTACTCGCCGCCACGTCTGCTATTTTAAACATTTCTGTTTGTGGGAACTTCACATCATACCCATAACGCTTTTCTTCAAGATACAACCACTTTTTCAGTTTGTAATTCCTCCACATATAGTCAATATTAGTCGCAATAAATCCACGCTTACTATCAATTTCCTCTTGATGGCGCAACCACAAACCAAATTCAGTGCTTTTATCATCATTTCTCTGTCTTGTCAATTTCTGCTCCTATTGCATTTCGTTTCATTTCTTTCGCTACCTTTAAAAAAGTACCTGATCCCGCAAAAGGATCAACAACTAAATCACCTGGCTCTGTAAAACTCTCGATTAAATATTTTACACCGCTTTCACTCTGTTGCCATTCGTGTGAAAACTTTTCACGCTCAGAAGATACAAAATAATCCTTCATTGTAAATCTCATTTTCCGTCTATTTTTTGCAAATATTAAAACTGGCTTCCAACAACACATAACATTCACACCGTTCACAATTTGTGTCTTGTCAGTATGTGATAAACAAAAAGTCCATATATATTCTAAATCTTGTGATAACATTTTGATCACTTTTGGTAAATGATATTGCCCGGAATAGACAACACAAAACCCATCCTCGGCAAGATGATATTTAGCATATATAGCTAAATCAGAGAAACAACTCAAATATTCTTTTGGATAAGGCGGATCGGTGATTATCGCATTAATATCATACACATCATTTAATACTTCCCGAAAGTCACCACATCTTAAATCAATATTAACTAAGGCGTTCTTCCGCTTTTCATCTTCGGATTTTATCCGCTCATCACGTTTTATTTCCTTACCAAGATTTACCGCACCCGAAGTAGTTATTTCTTTTGCCACTTCAAGATATGTTTCAAATTTTTCTTCTGGAATACTCGCAATCTTCTGCCACTTGCTTGACTCGTTTTTACTTATGCCTAAATCCGAGAGGGTAACAGCTTGTGACTCTCTCGGCCTCTCATGAGATAGTATTTCATCTCTTTCTTTCATCTCCTGCAATATCTGCCCCGCTCTGCGTTCGGCACGTAGTTTTATTTCTTCTGCCTTTCGTATTATCTCCGGCGCTTCGCCCGCCTGCTTTAACGCATATCTTCTTGCCTCCGCATAATCACGAATCTCAGCAACCTCATCAACTGAATGTGCTTCAATAATCGCTCGCTTTGCTGCTTCCCATTTGACTAATTCAGGCATAACACGTTTATCCCTTGCATATATTAGTAATTCGCAAAAGTTACAATTATTTAAAAAGTATTACATGTAATGGCGTGATCTTGCAGCTCACTAATATTATAACCGTTACCGGTATGCATTGGGTGCGGGTTGTCGTGTGATAGACATTGCCCGACTCATCACTACATTGTAATACCTATTTATCACCAGTTTCTTATTAATGAAATAAAAACCGGGTAAAAAAGACATAAAAAACAGGGGCAGCCAAATAAGTGATACACCGAGAAACCTACGGAATCCCGCAAATTTGGACTTACGCCCCGAGCCTAACCACGATGGATTAGGGGTTGCTACAAACAAAAAAGGCGTACCATGTAATAACACACCTCTACGATGTGAAATCTGATACGCCCTAAAAATGAGAACTCGGCCAGCAAACAAGTACACCTGATTCGCGGCAGTTAAACATTTTAGAGACAATAAATAATCTCCTAAAATTCTATGGCCTATCAGGGGCCGTTCTTTATTTGGGTCTAAGACCTTGCACCGGAACTCATTTTTATAAACTAAAAAACCCTCCATTCCGACGCAGGCAAATCTTGCATGGACACAAGTTATATTTGAAAGAACAAACAAACCTGCGCCAGAATAAAGGGTCTTGTGTTTTCTTGTGTCCATGGCTTTAATATAATATCCTTAAATGTTAAATGTCAAGTAAAAAGTTTATATTGCTCTAAAAAAGGTTTAATTCTTTTCTCCGCTATCTTTACATAATCTGCGCTTATCTCCGATCCTATAAATTGCCTGCTTGCCCTCAACGCTACAAGAGCAGTCGTGCCGGCACCCATAAACGGATCGTAAACAATGCCAGGTTTAAACCCTGCGTTGCAATCACAGGTTTGTTTAAATCCGATTGTTTTTGATCTAACACATGGCCCACGTCGAATATCTAATGTTTCTCCGCCACCTTGCAAATTAATTCCATGTTTCCCAACCGGCATATTGCCACTTTTCCCGGATCCGCTTTCAAATGTTCTTTCTTTCTCAACTATTCTCTCAACCGGCTTACCACATTTACTACAAACTTCTTCAGGGCAACCGGCTAATATACAAGGCTCTATAAGTTTCTCTGGATATGTAGCAAAATGCGCTTCAGGGTATGACTGAGTAGTCACGGTCCATACTGTGCGTTTGTTGCGACCGTTTTCATGGTTTCCTACTGCCACACCCTTCACACCACCAGCTCCCATTGTTGGTTTCGTATCATATTCTTTTCTTACACCATCATGATGACTATTAGAATGCTCCTCCCGCACCGCATCCGCATCATAATAATACTTCGCCTTCTTGCTCAGCAAAAATATATACTCATGCGCCTTTGTCGGCCTGTCTGTCACACTCTCAGGCATTGGGTTCAATTTACTCCAGATAATATCACTGCGTAAATACCAGCCATCTTGTCTCAGTGCTTCAGCAACATAAAAAGGAATGTTAATTAAATCTTTTGACTTGAAATTAAGGGATGTATTGGTTAAATTATACTTATCAAAAGGAGACTTATATGCCAAGAAAGAAAATACCTTGTCCTGAATGTGGCAATTTAATGGGAGCAACTTCTGAAAAATGTCGGCAATGTAAGCCAACATATTCAAGGAATCCTTCTCACCGTCAAAAGATGAGTGATATTCTAAAAGGAAAGCCAAAGCCTTATTTAAAAGGGAAAAAGCGGCCTCATCATTCCCAGGTAATGAAGGATTGGTGGACGGATGAGAGGCGTGATGCAAAGCGTCAAGAAATGCTACAACGGAATCCAAATGCTGTTTATCATGGTCTTTCTGCAAAAAAGGCAAAACAGATTGTAAAAGATGTGGGTATTTGCCAAAAATGCAAGTCTGATGGTGTGGACAGTCGATTAGAGATTCATCACGTAAACAGGAATAAGCACGATCATTCTTTAGAGAATCTTCAAGTTCTGTGCCATCGGTGTCACATGAACGAGCATCGCCTTGAGATTGGTTGGGCAAAATATCATAAGCGGAAGAAAAACCTTGCCGTTTAACTTGATCGCCTATTCTGTTATGACCTGTTGGCCCCCGGCCGGATCCTGCGTAACTTGATCCCAAATTCAACCAAACCGTGCCACTATCCTTCAACACCCTTTTAATCCAGCCAAATATAAATACCATCTTCTGTACATACTCTTCCGGTGTTTTCTCTAAACCTAATTGACCGTCCACACCATAATCCCTTAATCCCCAATAAGGCGGACTCGTAACCACGCAGTTGATAGACTGAGGTTCCATTTTAGACATCGTTTTTAAGCAATCTTCGTTGTATATCTTGTTCAGTTCCATTACGCATCCTTCAAAAAATACATAGCTGTTTTCGTTTTCTTATCACCGTTCATTTTGAAATACCATCCTATGTCATGTCCCTGTTTGCGTAGTTCGAATATCCTTGCACTATACCGATAGATTCCATTATTAACAAAGTGACTTGAAGGTACTATCGGATTACTCTTTAATGCGTCAAGTATGAATTCTTGCTGTGTCATTTAGCCCTCCCTATTTCACACCATACTTTAAATTAAACTTCTTCTGGTTATCCACCATCTTCTCAAGCAGCGACTTCATCCGCATAATATATATCGGTAGAATTATCCACATCACCACAAGCCATATAGAAAATACAGTGACAACCATAATTATAATTAATCCCAATAATCCGCCTACGGTATCCATAACACCCTCCTAAAATGGTAAGTCGTCTTCTACTGGGCTTCCGTCTTGTTCACCTAAATCATCACCCGGTTCTGCAGTTTCTCCGCCTTCGTCAAATATCTTTTCAACATCATCACCTTTAGTATATCCTTCACCTGTATCAAAATCAAAATCATCAAAGCCTTTACCCATCCACTCTTTTAATTCTTTGACCTGGACAGCTTCTAAGTACAACGACACACCTTTATTGCCGGCCATGTCATAAAACTCATACGACCACTGCACCCTAACGATAGACTCGTTAGCGACGTAATTATTTTCACGCCATACGTCATTACCTTGCATATCAAATGTTGGGATATGATCTCTTGCACTTGCTACGGTTTTAAATCGGACCGCATAAACATCAGGTACTTGTATGTACTTTACTTCATCGCCGTCGACTT